GTAATAATAGGATTACCAAACTCTTGCACTTTGGCTTGTGCAATACTCAATGCCGTTGCATCGTCTTGGATATTTCTGTCGCTTATTGGATCTAATTCAAATATACCATCGCCTAACCTCAACGCTTTCAAAGCATTGGCCGAGGCGGAGTCTGTATATTCTATATTTATTGGTAGTCTTTCATAATAAGTAAACTTCAAAAAGTCTCCTGAATCGTAAGTATCTTCACTATCTGTCGCGCGCACGGATTGAGCATTTGAATTGTATACATAGTCAACTGTGGTTTCGTCTACTAATCCCTCTATTCCCGATGTCTTTGCTGTGGCAAATTTTGAAAATGTATCTCCATTGGTCTGTGCGGTCACGGCTTCAACTGTAAAATTATCATTATCTACCTTTGTCACTTTTCTTACTGCGTTTGCTCTGGTTCTATTGGTAATGTAATCGCCAGTCACTAATCCATGAGTGCCTGCGGTTATATTTGTTGTAGTTGTCCCAGCCTCCATCAAGTCTGTGCTTGTATTATCGTCCAAAGTGATTACTAAACCACTAAACTTTGATGTCAAATTAAATTCTCTTTTTGCACTGTCTCCTTCTTTTATTTCTGTATATTCCGAGTCTGATATTTTTTCCCCACCAAAAATCTTTATTCTATTACCAAGACTTGATGTGTCTACTGTCATTTTTAAATTAGTAAAATTATCGCTTGTGTCATTTATAGAATAGGGAGCGACGGTGTTTTCTTTTATTTTAAAATGTATATCTCGTTCGTAATCTATATACCATATTCGTTCCCATGATTTGGCTATCTGATTGATAAGTTTTGCTGGGCTTAAATGTGGACTTCTGTAATCATCAAAGTTATTTGTGCTTTCAACATTAAAACAGGTGAACGAACTGTCGTCATTTACCCTTATTCCGTTTAAATTTATAGTTCCATCGGATGTTTCTACTATTTCTATTGCACAATAATCTGCCGCTGTCCAGTCGGGTGTGCCTGTTACCACTGCATCTACTCCTCTGCTTTTCATATATTGAAAATCCTCGGAATCTGTTAATTCGAAGGTAAATAAAGCATAATTTGAGCTGTCGGATCCGAGGCGTATTTTTAGTGTAGTTATTTTAGCCTGATCAGTTGTTTGTCCCCATAACATCAAAAATCCTTCTATTGGTTGGCCAGATGATACACCAAAAAACTGTGATAAATTCTTACTTGTTGGAGTTGCGGACCATAATGCCGTACCGCCCGCATTTGTCCATGCAAAAACTCCCGCCGATGTGCTTTCTAAATAATTAGCAGTGTCTACGTTCGGATTATCCCCATCGCCAGACTCTATCCATTCCGCGCGTATAGCGGTTGCGTTTGCATAGCTTAGATTATCTATGGTCGAGTTATAATTTACTGTAGTATTTAAAAAATCATTTATTATGTATCTTGATCCTTCATCTTCCCACGTATCAGACACTCTTTTTTTGTCAAAAATTCTAGTATAGTCAGTACCGGTTATTTTATAGATTATATTTTCCAAAATAACAACATTTTCATCTTGTACTTGGGCGATTGTCCCGCCGAATATCAGTTCCCCTATCTGATCATCAGCACTCAATGAAACATCGGGGCTTGCTGTTAAAACGATTGTCTTTGTGCTTTCGGTATATGTTAGCACTTCGGCCTTTTCTATAGCACTGTCGCCAATTTTGAGCCAAATAAACTGACCTGTACGGAAAGCATTGACCTCTAATTCATAGGTGTCTTTTAAAACTATTGTATCGCCCGCGTGGCTTAATACTGTCGCACCATCATAAATCTTTAAATCCTGATTTTCTTCTGGTTTCGTTCCTTGGAATACATCAAAAGAGCAGACATCGGTTCGTTGTTGTATCTGCCCTTGTTTTGAAAATGTATTTGCTTCTACATCTCCGCTCCTGTCAATTGCGTTTATGTAATAATATATCATATTATCCGGCCATTGCTTGATTAAATTGCATTTTCTTTGTCAAAGCGTCGCCTATTACATCGACTAAATCTCTTTCAGATGTTACATTTCCGCCGACGTTTACTATTAGTGTTGTACCTCCACCTTGTAGTTTATGGTTTGGTATAATATTGCCAGATGTTTGTGGTATAAACATTTCGGGGCCATTTTCTCCAACCATGTAAGTTCTTTTGTTTGATACTTCTCCACCGTCAGCTTTTCCTCCACCAAAACCAAGAATACCACCAATAAAATTCTTGGCACCATTTAAAAAATTCATTTCTTTAATTTTACCAATTACTTTATCTATCCAAGTAATAACTTTTGCCAAAACTTCTATAATATCATCCCACGCACTTTTAAATGAATTAACTTTTTCAACTGCCCATTCTATAATTCCCGTCAAAATCTCTATAGCAACTATTACTGATACTTCAATTAATTTAACCAATGCAATAAAGGCACCTAACAAAAGTATTCCAATAACTTCTGCAAAAACTTTAAGAAACGGTTTTAGTGGAGTTAGAGCATCCCACAATTCTTTTAATCTTGGTAACAAATGCTCACGAAACACTGTCGCCACATTTTCCCATGATGTTTTCATTATCGTTATTAATCCAGTATTTTCTTCAATAAAAGTCATAACTGAATTAACTTGTTCTTGTAAAAAACCAAAAAGTCCACCGTTTGCTTCTACGGCATCTGTCAGTATATTAATTGCTGTCGTGGCACCATCAATTATCCCTCTTAATCCTGCCGCTGGGCTTTCTCCTAGCTCAATCATTAACCCAGAAAGAGCAGATTTTGCCAGTGTAAAAGAACCCGCTAAATTATCAATCATTGTATTCGCCATTTTTTCAGCGACACCTTCTGAATTTTCTAATTGGTCTGTATAAGCTATAAATTCTTCTGATCCAGCAGATAATAAACTATTCATTACTTTTATACTGCCTGAGCCAAAAGCCATAGAAATTGCTGCTTGTTTTTGTTGATCTGTCATTCCTTTTGTACCTTCTTCTATTTGTCCTAATAATTCTCCCATTCCCACAAAACTACCATTTACATCAAAAACATTAACATTCATTGCATCAAGTCCATCTATCATTTTATCTGTTGGTGCTGCTAATCTACCTAAAGAAGAAGCAAATTCTCTGGTTGCTATTCCACCTTTCAAACCAGCGTTACCTAACATTCCAACAAGTGCCGCAGCTTCAGATACATCAATACCCAAAGAACTAGCAATAGGAGCAAAAAACTTCATTGCTTCACCCATTTCTACTATATTTGTATTTGCACTTGTAACAGTTTCTGCCATTATATCAACAACTTTATTCATCTCACTTGCATCTTTATTGAATCCTGTCAAAACATTTGAGGCAATATCTGCTGCTGTTCCAAGATCCAAACCTCCTGCTGCCGCTAAATCTAATGTACCTTTTAATGATTCACTTATATCTGCTGCGGTAAAACCAGCCATACCTAAAAATTTCATACCTTCCGCCGCTTCTTTTGCAGAAAAAACTGTGGTTCTTCCCATTTTTTTTGCCAAATCATTTAGTGTAGAAAATTCATCGCCTGTGGTTCCAGTAATGGCTTTTACTGCCGACATTGATTTTTCAAAATCTGCAAATTCCTTTATAATTTTACCTGTTACAGTTGCTAAAACAGCAATCGCTGCGGCTCCAACAGCTGCCATTTTAGTAAAAGATATTCCTGTTTTTTTTACATTATCATTAAGATCATCCATTTTTCTGGATGCATTATCTTTTGCGTCTATAACAATTTGTAATTTAGGATTTGCCATATTTCATTCTACTTTTATTTTTTTGATCTTTCTCTATTGATTCATTGACAAGACCTTTAATACTTAAAAATTCAATTAAACGAACATGATCTTCCTCATCTAATTCACTCGGCAAACATCTAAAATGATCCATTAATAAATAATCAACATATTCTTCAGGAATATTCTTTTTCTGCATCCCCCTAACTATTCTTGAGATTGAGGAATTGATGTTTTTTTTTCCTTGTCTGTTTTAGGATTTGTTATCAAATTGATTTTATCTCTTAGTGAATTAAAATCTGATAAACTAAGTTCTTCTATATATACTGGGGTCTTTTCTTTTACTTCTCCATTTTTATCTGTAATTTTTTCAATCATAGCAAAAACAGTATAATCTTCTGCATCAGTAATTGCTAATATATTTAAATTTACTTTATCAATTTTTCCACCCTCAATATTTGGATTTTCTGACCATGTCCTTTTTTGAATTTCTTTATAAATTTTACGAGATAAGAATTCACGCAAAACAATTTTGTCACCATTTGATAAAGTTAATTCGTTTGAGATTGTTGTATCT